GTGTTGATCGTCTTCTGTTGGCAGTTTCCATTGCAGAATTACTCTCTTTGCCGGGTAACCGTCCGCCGTTGTCAAAGTCCACTCGAAGGTGATTGGCACAGATCCATCGACGCCGCTGTTGATAGGCGATTTCACAACAGCGTAGACTGTTGATGCTGTTGTGCTAAAACTATAGACGCTTGTCTGTGAGCTTGTCCCGCTTGAGTCAGTTCCAGCGATGTACCACTCAATTACAGATGCTACTGGAAACGTGTTTGCTGGAACTGTAACATTGGTCGTACTGCCAGACGCCACAATCGGAGTATAATTTTCGGAACCTTGCGTCCGCCAGTAAAACGTTGCAGAACCCTGCGGCACCGAGCCGTCTCCAGCTTTGAAATACCATGAGAATGTAATGGCCACCCGAGGATTCTGATAGCCGCTTGTAGGACTCGACTGCGGCGTGATCTGCGAGGTCGCGGTCTTGAAGGACGTCGGGCTGGTTGTGGTCGTGGATCCGCCGGCGTCGGTGCCTTCCAGGTACCATTGGATGTTCGCGTTTGTCGGGAAGGTGTTTGCTTCAATGGTCAACTGCTGAGTCGCTCCACTGACGTCGATATTCCGGTATTCTTCTGATGTAGATAGACGCCAATAGAACGTTGCCGAGCGCTGCGCATAGTCCGATAGACTACTGGCAAATCTCCATTTGAAAGTAATATCATTGCCGGGGCAAATGTCGTTTCCACTGGGATAGACCGTCGCTGTAATTTTAGGCGCAACCGTATTGAACGAGAGAACAGAAGACTGTGAGCTGTGTCCACTGACGTCAACGCCTGCAACATACCACTGGATCGTGGACGCGGTTGGGAACGTGTTTGCAGGTATACTGACGTTGGTTGTGGCTCCGGATGCTGCAACAGACCGATAGGTCGATTCTGTGGATGTTTTCCAGTAGAGAGTTGCTGATCTCTGGTTGTAGTTTCCTGCTTCGCTGGCAAAGTTCCATTTGAAAGTCTGTGCTAATCTCGGGTCTATGTTGCTACCGCTCGGGTAGCTTGACGGCGTAATCGTTGGCGTAACAGTCGTAAAGGACGCAACAGATGCGGTGGATGTATGACCGCCTGCATCGACGCCTTCGAGGTACCACTGAATTGTTGATGCTGTAGGAAACGTATAAGCGGGTACACTTAGGCTCGTCGTACTGCCGCTGGCGTTGATGACGTTATAATCACCAGACGTACCAACACGCCAGTAGAGTTTCGCACTTTTTTGCGTATAATCCCCAACGGAGCTTGTAAACTTCCATGTAAATGTTATGGCGCTTCGTGTGTCCACGGCGCTGCCACTTGGATAGCTAACTCTGGTAATCGTAGGGGACACCGTCGTAAACGTCGTGGCGTTGGTGTTGTGGACAGTTCCGTTTGAGTCTGTAACTGACAGATACCACTGGATCGTCGTCCCGGTCGGGAAGGTGTTCGCCGGAACGCTGATGCTCTTGGTGGATGTGCTGTTGGTGATGGCGGTGTAGTTGGCTGTTCCGCTGACCCTCCAGTAAAAGACGGCGGATTTCTGCACGACCGCACCGGCGCTGTTGGACAGCGTCCAAGTGACAGAGATTGCGCTCCGCGTGTCCACTCCGGACCCGCTCGGCGCCGACGTCACGGTCAGCACGGTCGGCAGTGTTTTGAATGTTGCAACTGCCGTTTCAGAGGCATAGCCACCGGTGTCGGTACCCTTCAGATACCACTCAATAGTCGCGTTCGGCGGGAACGTGTACTCCGGCACGCTGAGGCTTTTCGTCGTTCCGCTTGCGCTGATCGATTTATACGACGTAGCGCCATGCACGCGCCAGTACAGCGTGGCGGATTGCTGGGAATAAGCCTCGCCGCTGGTGGCCGGGAAATCCCATGCAAAGCGCTGTGCGGCTCTGTTGTCGACGCTTGTGCCGCTGGGGTAAGCCGTCGGAGTAATCTGGGTCGAGATAGTGGTCAGAGTTTTGACTGCTGTCGAATTAACCGATCCTGCAGTGTCTGTGCTTTGGACGTAATACTCAATCGTCGAACCGGTCGGGAATGTGTTCGCCGGGAGTGTATAAGCGCTAGACACCCCGGTCGTTCCGCTGATGCTGATCGACTTCCAGCTTCCGCCGCTGACGCGCCAGTAGAATTTCGCGGAATCCTGCATGAAGGTTTCGTTCACGCAGTGCTCGCTGCTGTTCTTTTTCGTCAGGGTCCAGAGGAAGCTTCCCTTGTTCCGGGGATCATAGTTGCTTGCGGCTGGTGTTGTAACGAAGACAGGCTTCGACTCGACAATGGCACTGTCATAGGTAACGTTAAAGTATATCGTTCCGCCTGCGACAAATGTCTTGCGGACGTAAACAGATACGGATGACGGCTCGGAGGAATATTTATGCAGGCTGATATATTTGTCTCTCAGCAGCAGTTTAACTTTCTCTGGGGCTAGCGTTGCAGTAACGTCCTGCGGATTGTCTCCGGACATATACCACATTGTGGACGTAGTCGCTGAGTCGCCCGTGAACTTTGCGGAAACCGATGCATCAGTCCGACCGTCAGCTCGTTTAATTGGAATTGTTATTTCTGCAGAAACGAGTTTTTTCCGTTCCAGCGAGCTTGGAAACGCCGCAAAAGACATTTTGAAGCTGCTGGTTTTCAGGTCTTTCCATCCGGATGTGGCATCTGCTCCGTTCCACGTGATGCTGGTATATGTTATTTTTCTTGTCGTGCTTGCCATACCATCACCTCATTAAGCCATTCTCTCCACAATCTGGCGGGAGTTGTACCATCGCAAGAGGGCTTCCAGTTCTTCAACGCCGTTCACCGTTATGTTGTATGTGTTGGTTGTGCTGATGCCGCTGCCTCCAGCCACAGAAGGTGCAGCCGCCGTAGTCAAGTTTCCAAAGTCAAAGCTGCTGCGGATTTGATCCGTTATTAGGTGCTCGTTGTCTTTGATGCCCTGGGCAAACAGCTTCATCATGTCGGGTGCGTATGTGTGGAAGTCTGACAGTGGCCCTTCCTTCGGCTCGCTGAAGCCAAGCAAGTTCTTGATGCCGGCGCCGATGCTTTTAATGGTAGACCACAAACTTCCTAGCTTGGAAGTAATGCCTCCTATAAAATTGCTGATTAGATCAGCGCCCCACTCTTTCGCGTTTTCAACCCTCTCTAAGAAGCGCTCTTTTATTTCTCCCAGAAGTTCAACGACGCCCTGAATTACTTTCATGCCACCTTCTGCGATGCCGAGCGCAAGGTTGATCATCAATTCAACACCGCTCGCTACAACTTGAGGAATGAATCTCAAAATTGCTTCGATCAGATTCAAAATGATTGTTGGTGCGGCTTTTATCAGTTCAGGGATAGCATTGATAAGGCCTTGTGCAATAGCTTCGATGATCTTCACGGCAGCTTCTATCAGCTTCATCAGCATGTTTGGCTCAGTGAGTTTCTCTACAATGGTGACAATCACTTCCGCAACCGCCGGGATGAGTTCTGGAAGTGATTCTGTAATTCCGTCGATCAGGGCAAACAGGATTTCAACGCCTGCATTCATGATGTCCGGGAGTTTCTGAACAATATTGGTTGTCAGCCCCGTGATGATGTGGACTGCAGACTTAGCGAGCTTTGGAATGTTCTGCAGGATGGCCTCAGCCAAAGCGTCAACGATCCCGAGGCCGATATCCATGAAACGCGGCAACTGATTTGTAAGGTTATCAATCAGTTTGTCAATACCAACAGAGATCATGCCGAGCCCCTGTTCATTGTTCCCGGTAAACACTTCGGCAAGACCATCCATCACTCCCTTGATTCCGGGCAGAAACTCAGCTGTAAGGCTGCGCTGAAGTCCGGAAAAAGCTGTCTGCATGTCCTGAAGACTGTCCTGATAGGCTGCAGCTGCTTTTACCGCCTCATCACTCATGACGCCGCCCAGTTCGTGAACACGGTCGCGCATCTTCTGTGTCTCTTCCGCGCTGGTATTCAGGAGAGGCCCGAGCTCTGTTGCGCCTCTTCCGAGCAACTTGCCGGCGAGGTATGTGCGCTCTGTCTCGCTGGATACGTTTTGCAGGGCCGTAATAGTCGCCTCGAACAGTTCCTGCTGGGACATGTTCGCGATCTCTTCCTGGGTCATGCCGAGTTTCTTAAACGCTGCATTGCCCGTTTCCGCAGCTGTGGCCAGTGTTTTCATGCTTGCCTGCATGCTTTCGATTGATGTGCCGCTGTGCTGCAGGACAGCATCCCATTCCTGGTAAGCTGATGCGCTCATACCGAGTTTCTGAGACATTTTATCAATGTTGTCTCCGTATGCTGCGGCCTCTCCTGCGCTCTTTACCGCTGCGGTGCCCATTGCTACCGTTGCCGTTGTGACGGCTGCAACAGCCGCAGCTCCTATTTTTCCGGCAGTCCCGAGGGCTTGCCCGATCTTCCCGCCGAAAGAGCCGGCGTTCTCCTGCGCCCCGCTGAGGCCTTCTTCGTATTCAGATGTGTCAAGTGTGAGCTTGGCAAGCAGGTCAAATACATCCACTCAGCAAGCCCCCTTTCATTCTGAGAGTTTTTTCATGATACGAGCCCGGCCCTCTTCAGGATCGGGCGGTGGTTTTCTTTCCGGATCCGGGATCAGATCCGCGTACCGAATGTCAAGGCGGTACGCCAAAGCCAATGCATCGGAAATGTAAATGCGGAACACACGCTCTTCCTCTGACCTTCTTATGATCGCCGGAAGAGCGCATATATACCCTTTTACTGTCATAGGCGGTAAGGAGCAGATCGCGCAGATTACGCAGTCTGCTCCGTTCCCGCCCACGATTTGAAAAAATCGACAAGCTCCTTGTCTCTAACGATCTCCCGGATCTGCGTCATGGTCACCAGTATGTTCTGGCCTGCGACTTCTGAGGCGGTTGTTTCATTAAGAACAGCAATCACTTCATATATATCGCCCTTGTGATCCTTCAACAGAAACGGGATGATATCGTTGATCTTGTCTACGCCGGCCGCATAGATGCCAATTATAGATTTGTCTTCCAAATCGGCTTTCCTGGCGATGTTTTCCCGTAAGTTTGGATCTTTCAGGATATTGGAAATAGCCGGTGTAATAGAAACGAGCACAGACGCGGCTGCATCTGTGCTCAGTTCAGAAAGTTTCATATATTAAGTCCCTCCACCGCTGTCTTCCTCTGTTCCACCACTGTCTACCTTCGTCAGCAGATAGAACGCCATCGGGACTTTCTCCGGGTCTGCCAGGGATCCGTGCGGGGTAAGCTCAAGCTGCAGGCCGCCCTTGCCCTTGTTGCGCGTCGTCAGAGATACACCGCCTGTTGATACGGTGTTGTCCATCACGACTACAAGCAACTTGTCCTCGTCGAACATATCCCCGATCCAGTACAGGCTCATGAAGTCATCATCCTTATAGAGCATCCGACCTCTGATGCCGCCATCCTGCCCAAGGTCAGCAGCACCAAGCGCAAACTTCAGCGACGCTTCCGTGATGGTGAGGGACGTTATCGTCAGACCACAGTTCCATCCGGTGATCTGCTTGCCTTCCTTCATGTTGGTGTAGGCGTTGTTTACATCCTCAAAAAAGTCCTGCGTTGCAGGCTGGCATGTGATGTTGTAGTCGCCGGTGGTGTCGCAGATAATATCTGCGTCATTTGGGGCCACGGGGTTGGTAATGTCGAATGAATTGAGCAGCAGGCCGGAGTTCATCTGCATTTTAGATGCCGCGTCTGCCGTGATTCGTGTCGCACGCCACATGGCTGCATTCCTCCTTGTTAGTCAGCGGTAAGAAACTCCGCTGTGATATTGATGATGATTCGACGCATGTCGTTCTTGTCCTCGTCTGACATGCGGCGGGAAAATGGTTCGCGGCGTAAAATCCACAATTTGCCGCCGTCTATGTTGATGACCTTGCCTCCGAGGCCGATTGCTTTGGAGATGGTCTTGACCATGGCTTCGACGGTGGCCCAGGAAGTGGATCGGTGCCACAGAGAGGCGGTCAGCGGAATGCTGTCGCCAAGGCTGCCGGTTGCCGCTTCATAGGTAATGTATTTATTTGGGTTTCCCCACTCTTCCATGACGCCCTCGTCATAGGCGCTCTGCTCGTCGATGGCAAGCCAGCCGAAAGAGCTCCAGAAGTCGTGCAGGGCCTGAGTCTTGTCTTTCTCTCCCATGCGAAGCCCCCTATTCCGTCAGCTTGAACTCTTCCGCGGACACCTGACGCATATCCAGATCCGTGGAAGCCGGAGTGTGCTTGTCATCCCCGTCCGACGTAGCCCGGAAGATCTTTCCGTCACTGAGCCTGCGGAAAACGTCATGATATTCCAAGTGAACAGCACGCGGCGTCGTGATTGTGTAAAGGCTTGTTACACCCTGGACAGCTCCGACTCTTGCCTGAATTGACGTGTCCAGAACAGCGGCGGCTTTGAACGCTGCGCCGTCTTTCCACGTCCTGGCGATCCCGCCGTAGACGTCCGGTCCGCTGGTCTTGTCCATCAGGACAAACGGCTCCATTGCATCTGTCAGAAGGCTCATCGTATCTTCCTCCATGCGTTCATCCGGGACGCGAAATAAGTTTGCCAGCTTGTGGCGCCGCCTGCCCCTGCATTACTGCTTGCGCTGCCCTTGGAATAGGAGTAACCACCAAAGGACTCGGACGTGTACGGAGACATGGCCGCACTATCAGGCGCCTCATACTTTGTCCGCCATGCGTCGATATCCTCCGACAGTTTAATGACGGCGGTCGGAATCGCAAGCGACCAAACGCTGCCGGTGAAATTCTCGTCATTGAGAACGTCATTTCCGTACTGATGCACACCGTCGTTGAAGATGCTGCCCATCACGCGAAAATACTGACCGGGAAGCAGGAAGTCCGCTTCCAGCATCCCGTTTACGATTCGGAAGGATCCGGAACGCTTTTCGCGCTCGAACCAGTTATTCAGTTCCTGACAGAGTTCGGTCAACATGCGGATTCCTCCCTTTATTTCAAATACTCGGCCATTACAAAACCGACGCCCGCCACAGCCTTCCAGCCGCC